AACTCGGCCAGAGGGAAAATGGAAGGATGGCTGAAGAGAAAGGAGAACGATCATGAGCGAATGGAACCCGGATTACAAAACCAAGGAGGACGAAGCAATCAACGAGGCGGAGGAGGAGAACACTGTGCACAAGTTCAGAAGGATTGTGCTTGACAGCATCATGGAAGTAACACCTCCGGAGGAGCTGGCGGAAATGGATCCGCAGGAGCGCAGAAAGTATTGCGCCGATATGGCAGCCAGCTATTCCGAGCTGGGCGGGAACAGGACAGGGCGGTTCTTCAACGCAATCGCCGGGGCGCAAGGTTCCGGAGAGGCGGATGAAAAGGCCCTCGGGAGAAGGATCATGGAGAAGTTCAATCCGCATTACCGTCCCAAGGAAAAGTAAGAGAGGAGAGCAACAAGATGGGTAAACAATTCAGAAAAAGCAGGAAACCTTATAACCCGGAGGATTCCGTGTTTGAGAAGCCTCCGCTCAACACCGAAACACCCAGGCAGAACATCCGGACCATTCCCGCACAGATCGTGCTGATGGCCAACGACGGATTTTCCAACACGGTGGCAGGGCTCGGCGAGGCATCGCTGAAGATGGCCTCAAGCTCCTTTGTGCGTTCCGGCCTGACGGAACGGCGGGAAGAATTGACCGTTATCTACCGGGAATGCGCCATCGCCAAGCGGATTATTGACATGCCGAGCGAAGAAATGACCCGGTCGTGGTATACACTGAGCAGCGCAAAGATTGACGAAACCGATCTGAACCTGCTGAGGACCCTGGAGGCGAAACACAGCGTGAAACAGGAAATCACCAACGGCATCCGCTGGGGGCGCCTGTTCGGCGGATCCATCGCCGTCATGGTCATCAACGGAGACGAAGAGCGGATGGATCAGCCGCTGAAGCTGAAAGAGGTGAGACCGGGAAGCTTCAAAGGCCTGTATGTGATGGATCTGACACAGGGGATCACTCCGTCGATCGAACTGGAGGACGACCTGGACGATCCGGATTACGGATTGCCGAAATACTATGACGTGGAGATGGAAACGGCGGGAGAAAACGGTCCGGTGTACCGGCAGGTGAGGATACACCACAGCAGGGTGCTGCGGTTTATCGGGCGGGAACTGCCGCATTCGGAAATGGTCCGGAACAGCTACTGGGGCGCCAGTGAGCTGGAGCACCCTTGGGACGAGATCCGGAGATATCTGTCGACCTGCGAGAACATCGGCCAACTGGTTTTCATGGCCAACATCATTACGCTGAAGATGGGCAATTTCGGATCGGATCTGGCATACGGGTCCGACCGGGTGATGGAAAACCTTGAACAGACGGTGAAGCAGGAGAACCGGCTGCGGACTTCCTACGGCGTACAGGTCATGAGCGCGGATGACTCGATGGAAAACCATCCCTATAACTTCGGCGGCATCGCGGAGGTGAAGGAGTCCTTCATGCTGGACGTGGCCGGAGCGGCGGAGATCCCGGCAACGATCCTGTTCGGGCGGTCGCCCCAGGGCATGAACGCCACCGGGGAAGCGGATATCCGAATCTATTACGATAAGATCGGACAGCAGCAGGAACGGGTGCTGCGCCCGGTGCTGGAGAAACTGCTGCCGGTCATGGCGATGTCGTGCTGGGGGTTTGTTCCGGACGATATGCGGATCAGTTTCAATCCGGTGATGACGATCAGCCCGGTTGAAAAGGCGGATCTTTCAATGAAAGCGACGCAGGAAGTGCTGGAGGTTTACAAGAGCGGGCTGATCACGAAAGAGCAGGCCATCAGGGAACTGATTGCCAGGGGCTGCATGACAGGCAACTGGGGGAACATCGCATGAGCGATATCAAGGAACTCATCGGCTATTTCCTAGAGAATCCGGACGACCTGGGGCGGAGGGTCGGCTTTAAGGACCTGACGTCCCTTCACAGGGATTGGATCTGGGAGATGGTCAACGGAAAGGACGACTATACGCTGCAGGCACACCGGGGGAGCTACAAATCCTCCTGCCTGGCCGTTGCGATCTCGATGCTGCTGATCTTCCGCCCGAGGAGGAATATCATCTTCCTGCGAAAGACGGACAGCGACGTAGCCGAGATGATGGGGATGGTCGGCAAGATCCTGCGGAAGCAGATCATCGGGGACATTGTCTCCCGGTACTACCATAAGCCGCTGATCATCACGAGCGAATCCGCGAGCCATCTGAGCACCAACCTTTGGGAATCCCCGATGGGCGCACCGCAGCTGCTGGGGCTCGGGATCCGGAGTTCCATTACGGGGAAACATGCCTGGTACGTCATTACGGACGACATCTGCAACAAGGACGACCGGGAGAGCCGCGCGGAGCGAGAACGAACCAAGATCCAGTACGACGAGCTGCAGAACATCCGGAACAAGGGCGGGCGGATCATCAATCTGGGCACGCCATGGCACAAGGAAGACGTATTTACCAAAATGCCGAACATCCACAAATACGACTGCTACGAGACCGAACTGATCAGCAAGGAACAGCTGGAGCAGCTGCGGATGAGCATGGCGCCGAGCCTGTTCGCCGCCAACTATGAGCTGAAGCATATCGCTTCCACCGAAGTGATCTTCAGCACGCCGCCGCGGTTTACGGAGGATCCGCTCAGGCTGCGGGACGGCATCGCCCATGTGGACGCCGCATACGGCGGGAGCGACTATACTGCATTCACCTGCGGGCAGCGGGACTGGGATAACGACATCATTTATCTGTACGGGAAAATCTGGCACAAACCCGTTGACCAGGTGATCGACGAGATCATCGACGAATCCAGGAGGCTGATGTGCGAGCCGGTCAAATGCGAACGGAACGGGGACAAGGGGTTTCTTGTGCGGGAACTGCTGGAGCGGGGGATCTATGCTTCGGGATATGACGAGCACATGAACAAATTTGTGAAGATCGCGACGTTCCTGAAAAAATGGTGGCCGAAGATCATTTTTCTGGAGGGGACGGACCGCGAATATATCGACCAGATTCTGGACTACACCGAGAACGCGGAGCATGACGACGCGCCGGATTCCGCGGCTTGTGTGTGCAGGGTGCTGGAAAGAGGATACAGGTGATTGGGGAAGGAGTTTAGGAAAATGAATAAGAATGAACGGAAACATCTGAACGAGATCAAGGAACAGATGACCCAGGAATATCTGGATATGCTGCCGGACGCGCTGGACGCATTGCGGGATATTATCGGCGATCCGGACATCAATCCGATCGCCAGAGTACAGGCGATCGGACTGGTTATGGACCGCGGACTGGGCAAACCGGAGGAAAACATCCGGATTCAGCATATGGAAGACGATATGGATGAGGCGCAGGAACGGCTGGACGCCATTTTTGCCGAGGTGAGGAAGAAAAGGGAATGAACCGACAGAATTCCAAAAAGAATTGGACCTCAAAAAAGTTCCCCTCAAAAAAAGTTCCCCTCAAATCCATAGGAGGCAATTTGTATGTTGACACAGGATCCTGTAAAAATACCGGAGATACCCGGGAAAATCAGTTTCAAGAAAAAGGACGAAACAGAATATGTCCAGTATCTGACAGAAAGAAAGTACAATGTGGACAGAAAATATACGGAGCCGGAGCGGATTGTGATCGGCCGGAGGAGCGAGTCCATGCCGAGCATGATGTACCCGAACGATAACTATGAACGAATTTTTTGCGAGGAGGAGCGGGAAACCATGGAAGAAAACATGACCCCGGAAGAAGAGCGGTTTACCAGGGACAGCAGCACCTATGAGCTGTACAACAGTTTTTTCGAAGGGCTGTATCACGAATTCAAACAGCAGACGCGGAAGAACGCCGATTATTTCATCAACGCGTACAAGGCCGACAGCATCAATAAGGTGCTGCTTCCGTTAAAGGAAATGATGCAGGGAGAACCTTACGCGGAGCTGCTGGGCCTGATCACCAGCATCGAAAATGAAGAAGACGGTATGACGTTCAGCGACGCAATGATCCTGCTGACGCAATATAAAAGCGCTCTTGCGAAATATCACAGAAATCGCCGGTAAAGACGGAGGATGTTATGCTTCGGACGCTTTCTGCATTTTATTTGCTTTTTTCCG